GCGTGCGTGTTTCACGCGTGCGCGCAATAATGCTATCGAAATAATTGTAAAATAATTACTCTTTTTTTTTGTAGTTGTAAAATATTTATATATATTTGTGTGTCGGTTCTCGACATTCGTTCTTTGACATGCTGCCCCCCTCTTTATTCTACTCTCTTCCGGGCAGCATGAATATCCCTTAAGTCGCTGATAATCAGCGCAATATTGTCATTATGTTAAATCACTGGGTGATTTCATGCTGCTTACTGCGTTGTCCTTTAGGACTTTACACATGTAATTTACATTTATTAATATTAATATTATGTTTGATGATTCATTCAAATTGTGCCTTGTTGTTGCTGATCTTATCGCTATAACCGAGACTATTCGCAACGACGTTCCTGCGTGTCTTACTGATCGTCTTGATCTTGCCGTTAAAACGATTCGCGAAGTCTTGGAATGTGCAGTAATACTTTAATTTACATTTGTAAAACACTTAAATTCATTTACTTATGGAAACTCCTGAAGTTGTAATTGTTCTCCCTGGTGGCACAAAAATTGAGTGTACCGCAAAGTCTGCTAAGTATCTTATTATCGGCCTTGGCCTTGAACCCCTTATCAAAAATGGAGAAATTCAAAAACCTGCTGAAGAGTAAGAAGTTTTGGACGCTGATTGCAGCCCTTGTGGCTGCTTTCGCGGCCTTTTTTACCTCTTCGTGTTCTGCTTCTGCTAAAGTTTCAAAATCCGGCGTTCACATCGATACCGTGCGCGTTGATTATATTGTTCGAAGTCGAAATATAACCGAATTTTAATCATGAGATTTACTCTTAAGCCTCCTTGTAAAATTTATGTTATTGTTGCAAATGGTCAGCCTTTTTTCTCTGTTGCCAACCCCTGTATCGTTTCGGCAATTATGGATGAAGCTCGCGCTGCTTTTGGTGCGCAGGCTATAATCGAGGCTTTTGTGCAAACTACCGAGCCTTATGAGCCGAGTGTCGCTGCTGACGATAGCAAGTAATGTCTACTACCGCCTTATGGCTACGAATACATGGAGGGCCTTCGAGGCCCTCCTTTCGTGGTCCGACGAAGTTCGTTATGAAACTGTTCGTGGTAAGGACCCCCGTTTGGTTGTTGTTTTTGATAAGTCCGAAGAGTTCTTCCGCTGGAAAGACTGGGTAGTTGATTCAGCCCTACCCTATTGTTATACTCGCACTGTGGATGATCGTGTTATTATTAATGTTCCTGTTGAATCTTTCTTTCGTTCGACAGTTAACCCTTCGAAGTGGCGTGTGAACAACCGAAAAGCATAGTTAATCGCCGCTACGTCGATATGACTTATAACGAAGTTATTGACTACGCGAAAGTTAACTACGGCACCTTTTGGCCTCCGGATTACGTTGTAGAGGTACCTTGTGGCTACTGCCATTCCTGCCAAAAGTCGTATAATAATCAATACCGTATCCGACTTATGTACGAGGTTCGTCGTTGGCCTCCGAATTCCTGTCTGTTTGTTACCTTAACCTTTGACGACGATAACCTAAAGAAGTTTTCGAAGGACACCAACAAGGCCGTTCGCTTATTCCTTGATCGTTTGCGCAAAGATTATGGCAAACAGATTCGACATTGGTTCGTTTGCGAATTTGGCACATTGCATGGCCGCCCCCACTATCATGGCATTCTTTTTAATGTCCCGCAGGAGTTGATAGATGGTTATGATTCTGATGTTCCTGGTCACCATCCTTTGCTTGCCTCTCGTTGGCAGTACGGTTTTGTTTTTGTTGGTTATGTTTCTGATGAGACGTGCAGTTATATTACCAAATATGTAACCAAGTCGATTAATGGCGATAAGGTTCGCCCTCGTGTTATTACTTCGCATGGTATAGGCGATAATTACCTTAATACCGATGAAGCTTGCTTGCATAAGATTGGCGATAAGTATCAGCCTTCTATGTCGCTTAATGGCTTTCCGCAGGCTATGCCGCGTTATTATTATAACAAGGTGTTTACGGAAGTCGATAAGCAAAACATTGTTCTTGATTGTTATATTAATCCTCCTGTTGAATTTAGTTGGCAAGGTCAGAAGTTTGCGAGCAAGTTTGACCAAGTTGTACAGCGTCGCTCTACTTTGGAGCTAAACAAATCTGCTGGTTTAACCCCTTCCGCTCCTCTGCCCTCCTCGCCTCGTGTTTCTTCTTTTGATAGATTTAAACAACTTATTGACGAAATTAAAGAATTTGAGTAATGGCAAAATATCGCATTCCATCCGATTATAAGAATGATGTTTCTAAAGCCACCCACGCATGGCCCTCGGGTGTCGGCTCTCCCATTCATTTAGGGCTGGCGTACCCTGCGCATCACCGTCATTTGAATGTCGGTGATCGTATTCGCGGCGAAATTAATACGCTCGTTCAGTCGAATCCTATGCAAGGCCCTTTGCTTAACGGATTCCGACTTGTCACTATCGCTACCTTTATGCCTGATGGTGTTATTTATGGTTGGCTGCGCAGCGGTAAGCGCTATACGCCCGATCAGTATAAGAATTTTTCTAAATATTATTTTAATCCTCTCGGTGTCAACTTCCCCTCTACTTACGAAGACCCCGCTTTCGGTGATACGCGTAGAATTTGGAAGATGCAGCGTTATATATCTGCTCCCACAGAAGGGGATGCTACTTATTACGATGTTTGGTCTGACGATTTGATGAACGCCGATGTGGATACGAAGGCTTATGATCACATTGGCCGCGGTGGCCTCTGGGATTGGCTCGGTGTCCCCGCTGGTGCTGTTTATCCAGGTTTTGGCGGTACGCGATCGCAGCCTTTTGATTCTGATTCCTTTAAGTGGAACCTCGCTTCCTTTGTTACCTATCTTCTTTCGCATTATTATTATATTGCGAATATGCAAGAGGATTATGTCTATTTTACTCGTGGCGCTCGCGAAGTTGCGTGGGAACTTTACGAATCGTCGAGCAGGGACTATTCGCAGTCTCTTGCGGAACTTCCTTTTAATAAGGTATTTGACAGTCTTAACCCCGATATGATTATCGATTTCGTACAGGACCTGTTTTCTACTTCAACGACTGGTTCTGGTGGTGATTTCTTCAAGGATTATCCGAGTAAATACAACCCCCTTAAGTCTATGATCACTGCCGGACTTGGTGCGCACGGCGGTCTCCTTTCTGTTCCATATTCTCCTGATTTGTTCGGTAATATTATTAAGCAAGGTAGCTCTCCTTCTGTTGATATTCCCGTTACTAATGATGTTACGGGTCAGTCTGTTGTCGCGGTTCCCGATCTTCGCTTGTGGACGAAAATTCAGAACTGGATGGATCGACTGTTTGTCTCTGGCGGTCGTATTGGTGACGTGTTTCGTACTGTTTGGGGTAAAGATTCTTCCCCATACGTTAATAAACCTGATTTTCTCGGTGTTTGGCAGTCTTCGATTAATCCATCTAATGTCGTAGCTTCTGCGGATGGCACTACGGCTAAAACGGAATCGAACGTCGGCCAGATGGCTGCCCGTGTTGACAGTTATTCTGACTATGGCCGTAACGGCAAGATTGATTACTATGCCAAAGAGCCAGGGACCTTTATGCTTATTACCATGCTTGTTCCGCAGCCTGCTTATTGCCAGGGTTTACACCCCGATTTGTACGGCGATTCCTTTGCGGATGACTTTAACCCCGAGCTTACAGGTGTTGGTTTTCAGTCTGTTCCGCGCCATCGCTTTAGTATGATGCCTACGGGCTTTTCTAACCCGACAAAAAGCCCATATTTGGCGTACCAGGAGGATGTCAAAGTTGATCCTAACCAGCTTTCTGTTGGTGAGGAGGTCGCCTGGTCATGGCTTCGTACTGATTACCGCCGTCTGCATGGCGAATTTGCTCAAAATGGTGTTTTCCAATACTGGACCCTCGTTCGTCGCTTCTCCGAGTATTACGTCTCAGATACAAAGCCTGATTCGCCTGTTGAATATTATGATTACAATTATTATGGCACGTACATTAATCCGCTTTCTTGGCAGTATTTGTTTGCTTCTACATCTTTGACTGATCCTAATTTTATCCTGATGGCTGATTATAACTTACGTGTAGTTTCGTCTGTTCCGGCTAATTATATGCCCTTCCTTGGACGTTAATTTTTTATAGGTATGTATCCTAAAAAACGCTTAATCAATTCCGGTCGTATTGCTTCCGGTTCGTTTACCCCTTGTGTTGATCGTCAGTGTGTTGCGCGTCGCCTTTCGTATTATATTAAGGGTGGTGTCGACCTTGAAGGCATCTCTAATCGTCCTCCGGTTGAGGGTCATTTTGATAGCCCAGAGGATATTTCGTCCGATTCCCTTGATATTACGTCTGATCCTACTGTTTCGAAGCTCGATATTGCTGAATATGCGTCAATGCAGTATGCTAATACTGCTGCAAAGCGTTCGGCTGAAAAATTTACTGATATTCCTGATGACAATTCCGACTAATTGAACAGCGAAAACCGGGAAGGGCCGCGATATACTCGATATATATTGCGGAGTGCGGAAGCACGTCCCTTCCCTACTTTTCGTAAGAAAAATAGAACAATATGTCAGATTTTAGCAAGGCTTTTGGCTCCCTTGGCGGTTTGATGGGTTCGACTGCTGCTGGTGCTGTTGGTAATATTGCTTCTGGTGCTGCTAACGCTCTCTTTGGTGGTATACAGGCTCGCCGCAATTGGAAGTATAAGAAGAAAGAAATGGCTCTTCAGCAAAAGTACAACCTTGAGAATATGCAAAAGCAGTTCGATTATCAGCAAGAAGCGTGGAACCGTGAAAACCGCTACAATGATCCTCGTAATGCTTCTGCTCGTTGGCGTCTTGCCGGTATTTCCCCTAATGCTGTTTTTGGCAACTCCCCCGGCGGCGCTGGTGTTGCTGGCTCTGCTGGTACTCCTGATGTTTCTAATCCCTCCGCTGGTGGCAATGTCGATACTTCGACCTACCACCCTACTCTCACCCCTGTTGAGATGATGCGTGCGCAGAATGAGAGGAAGGTTGCTGACTCGCAGGCTGATCTTAATAATGCTCTTGCCAATAAAGCTCGCGGTGATACGAAAGACCCGGATATTACAAAGCGTTCGCAGCTTGTTCAGCTTACTCGTGATGAAATCGCCAAGGAAAAGGAAGAAGTTCAGCGAGATATTTTGAAGATTCAGAAAATTTTTGCCGCGGCTAAAGAAGCAAATGATGTTGCTATTCAGAGTGCAAAATTCTTGGAAATTATTGCGAATTGTAATAAATTGTTGGCCGATAAGGAAGTTTCCGAAGAAATGAAGGAAAAGTTAGAGGCCGACAAGGAATTGGCGCAGGAAATGGTTAATACTGAAAAGGCTAAACAGCGTAATCTTGACTCTCAAACTGAAACGGAGAATCAGATTCGTGAAGGTCGTAAGTCTCTTACAAATGCGCAGGCGAAAGAGGCTCTTTCTCGTGCTGGACTTAATGAACTTGCTCGTGATCGTGATTCTTACGAGTTCTTTCTTCGTCTTGTTAATGCTGATGATGTCAACACCCCTGCGCAGGTTGTTTCTAAATTTGCTCGGATGCTTACAAGCCGCTTCAACCGTGATCTCGCGGATTATCAAAAAGCAGCTCTTTCTGATTATTTGGAAAAAATTTGGAGTGGCGAAAAGCCATAATTATATTGCGTATGTTTGATTTATTATTTGTTTTGGCTATTTATGTTTTCTTTGCTTGGCTCGCCCTTTATTCGCTTCGTGCTATTTGGCGTTGGCTTAATCGTCATTGATTGCTACATGGTCCAACCGTAAGGCTGAAACGGTCTCGCATCGCAGGGAGTTGATTAACAGTATTT